TATTATCAATTAAAGTTTTCATCAAAGCAAGCTGTGAAATATTATGAATCAGAAATACCTTTTGCTGGTGATACTGAATTCATGGGTAAGATAGCAGGAAATGATGCTGATGGTAGTCCGGGACTTATTGATTATCTTGCGGGTAAATATTTTTCTGATGAACCTTTCGAAATAGAAGATACACAAAATTCAATTTGGATTAGAGGTAATAACCTTTCTTTACCACAAAGAAAACCTGTTATTTCTATGGCCTTGATGGAGCTTATAAACTACGCCGCTTCCTTTTCTGTTAGAAAAGAAAATCCAAATGCGTGTTTGTATTTCTTTTGGCAAGACTTTGATGGTTGGCACTATAAGTCACATGAGGCTTTATTGGGAGAGGAAGCCGAGCAGTTGTCAACGGGTAAAAACTCATATTCAGTTTCTTCTAATGAACTAGATCCATTTAGAATCAAAAAGCTAGTTGATGATTCTGGTATGTCATTTACCAGAAACATGTCAGATCGCTCTGCTTTTCTTGGAAGATATACAATAGTCAAACCAAATTATTTTGATCCATATGCTAGATTCTTATTCGATGATGAAAAGTATTTATATAAAACGTATGAATATAATTATCAGGAAGATAAAGAAAAGTGGAAAAAGTTAGAATCATATCACTTAATTCCGGATGATTTTGAATTGGTTCAGACTGAGGCTCATAAAAACTATGATGATATCTGGGGTTGGTCTGATAAAGGAAAATACAACGAAAACTCTGATATGGAGTACATCAGAGGGCTGACATCTGAATATCCAAATGAACTTTGGCAAAACTATTTGGATATGTCTGAGTTAAATATAGAAACTCTCAAGAAAATTAAAAGGGAAATAAAAGCACCAGTTTCCCAAGCGTTGGATGAATATAGAAGAAAAAGGGATTTAAAAGAGAAGTGGAATATTTACAAGTATTCTGTTTGTTGTATCGCTGATGATCAGGATGAATTGAAAAGTGTATTAATAACAGACTATTATCCAATAGCAAAAAATATTTTTAGATATGAGTGGAAAGAAATAGAGTTAATACCAAAGATAGAACTTCTGAATTTCATGGGATTGACCGCAGATCCTATCTTTGCAGTAACTGATGATGATGAAATTTTAGACTGGTATGGTGCCTCGGTAGGAACAATTAACAATATCACAGTTCCTGGTCTGGAAAATGTAAATACCGGCGAAGATTTAATCTTAAAAGATTTGCATGGGATTGCAAACATAAGAGGCTCGGACGACTCTGTGTTTGATTCCATTCCAAGTAACCTACGAGCCGCAATATTTGGTAATTTGACAATCGAAGAAATGCGAGGTAAATTCACAGAAGGATTTACTTTAGATTTTTATAATGATGTATATTCTCCTTTCCTTGTTCTTAAAAAGAACTATGGTGGGAGAGGATATACTTACGATTATACAGGAGCTTACAACTTAAATGAAGTGATGAATAGATCTTTGTTTAATTTTGCGGAAGAAGATGGCCTTCCGGATATTCCTGATAACCCACCATATGAAAAAGAAGCTGATACTTTAGTTGGACCTGGAGTCAACACAAACAAAGACAGCACAGATTATCCCAGAGGATATACACCAAACCCTATTGGATCTTATCACATAACATCGACCGGGGATTACTGTCCACAGACTTCTATTGGACAAGTCGTAAACTTATCTGTTATTGATCAAACTGATTTGACTTTGTTTGGATTGAAGTTGACACAAGGTTATACTGGGGACAAAAAGAAAATTTATTACTTCAGTGCAGAAAATGCCCATGATGGTCTTTGTGAGGGAGATTGTAACAATGGCTACTGATCTACAAATAATAGACGCTCTCCGAAAATATGTAAAAGAGGGCAAAAAAACAAAAATGAACACAAAGTATGCATATCGTGACGAGTATATTTGTGCAAATCCTGGCGGAGAAGTTAGCAACGCTGGATGTCCCGAGGATGATCCATACTGTAACTGCCCATGTAAAGATCTACAACCAAGGAAAGCAAAAATATATGAAAAACTGGATTTCATACAGTGGTTTAGGTCTAGATTTGGAAGTATTGTAAATCTTGACTCTACGACTAACTATGTCGTTTTAGAACAAGAGGGTTTGGATGATGAATGGAACTTTATTCAGTTTGAAACATTGGCTGATGCAAAAACTGCATTACTTGAATTTCCAATAGATCCAGATCCAACTGATGATGAACTGGATGATATGGTTTTAGATACAAAAGAATGCCTTAAAATAGAAGATGTTTTAGGTGAAGAGTATCTCGGTTGTTTGTGGGACGAACCAAATAGTCCTAGTAGTTGTAATTGTCCGTGTATTGGGGATAAATTTCATGAATATATGGAATATACGAAAAGTTTAGCCACTTTTTGGGATACTCCGCCACACACTCCGTTGTATAGAAACGCTCAAGGACAATTGGCAAGTTCGCAGGTCATACAAATTGGTATGGTTGGTAATCTAAATCTAAGACCAGGTCATATCATAAGAATCACTATTCCACCAGAAGAGGCCGATCCTAATATAGAAGAAAAGAATTTGAGTGGTAAATGGATGATTCAAGAAATTACACATGAAATGAATGATCCAACAATTTACTTCATGAGACTTACTTTAACTAGAGATAGTTTGTTGAAAAGCCCAGAAGAATCCGAAGAAATCACTGACTGGTTGAAAGATATCCAGTAAAAAATATTGGCTAAATACAGTAGCCAAGGAATCATCACATGCCCATTTATTCAGACTTAGATTTTAGTTTTGGATTGAATTCTTTTACGAAAGACGTAAATAAGAAGACTGATATAAATGCAGTTCGTCAGTCTATTCAGAATATAATACTGACTGGACTTGGAGAAAGACCATTTGATGAGGACTTCGGTGGTGGGTTATATGAGTACTTGTTTGAGAATGATAATGCTATTGATTATGGTATACTGCAACACAGATGGGAAAACTTAATAGCAAGATATGAACCCAGAGCCACTCTAGAAAAAATTGAAATTCTGGAGAGGGAGAGTAATTTTGATGTTGATGTTAGAGTTACTTACAAGGTTATTTTGCAGGACACAACTGTTACCGATACATCCACAATTGTGGTTGAGTTAGAAAGGCTTCGATAATGAGCAATCCCAAAATTGAACTAGGTAGTTTAGATTTCGATGAAATCAAAGCAAGTCTAAAGTCATTTCTTGGTGGACAAGAAGAGTTTAAAGATTTTTCCTTTGATGGATCTGCCATTGGAACCTTAGTTGATCTTTTGGCTTATAACAGTTTTTATTATGCATTCTATAATAACATGTTTGCAAATGAGATGTTCATTGATACGGCACAAAGACCTGATTCTTTAATATCTTTAGCAAAACCAATGGGTTATGTTGTTCCCGGTAGAATTTCTTCTTCGGTAAGTTTAAAATTGCGAGTAGCCGGCGAAGCCGGAGCTTCGGTTGCTGCTTTTCAGCCAATCCAAGCAACTAATGCAAATGGACAAACAACTACGTTCTTTAACGCAAAAGAGTTTACTCTACAGAATATTCCGGGGACAGAAGAACCGATTGCAATTTTTGATGCATATCAAGCGACAGAAGCAGTGATAGAACAAATTTTTGAAACTGAACCAGAACAACAAAGAGTTTTTCTTCCTAGCACAGACATTGACATTAGAACAATTAAAGTTGAAGTTGATGTCGAAGGAACAGGTACGTTTGTTGAGTACAGAAGAAGTGGTACTTTTGCTCCAAACATATTCGAAGACGATACAGTCTACTTTTTAGAAAGAGAAAGAAATGGATTCTATGTTAATTTCAGTGGGAGATATGATCCCAGTACCGGAATTGTTATAGGATCTGGACTAAACACAAACAGTATTGTTAGAGTTTCGTATTTGGTGTCCGGTGGTCAAGCAGGAAACAACTATGGATTCTTTGCTTACAAAACCATTCCCAATTCAATAGACGGCGGAACACAAATATCACTCAATTCGGGAACACAGTTAGTCCCACAAACTGGCAACTCTTCCGGCGGTAAAGATGATCCAGATCCAGATAACCTTAGATTCTTCATACCAAAAACATTTGCGGCGCAAGACAGAGCTGTTACTAAAAATGATTGTCTTGCACTTTTAAATGAAGCTGGATTTGGTCAGGGAGAAGGCGATCCCAATAAGTTTATTAGTGTATTTGGTGGTGATGAACTAAGCCCTCCAGTATTAGGAAGACTTTTTGTTTCTTTAGTTGATGGAAACCAAAATGCAATTGATCCTTCTTCCCCTAACGCAGAAGAAGCTATAAAAATATTACGAGAAAAAACAGTAGTAACTATTATACCGGAATATAAAAAGGCTGAGTTTGTTAATGCCAACGTAGACTTGATAGTAAGAAGAGACAAAACAAACGCAATAAAATCCGACGAGCAAGTCATCTCTGAAATAAATCAAGCTTTCAATAGAATTACAAATAGAAAGTTTAATTACTCTTTAGATACACTAGCTTTAGGTCAAGATATAGAGAGTATTGATCCGGGCATAGTTCCAATTGTAAATCCAGACAAAACTGATTTGTCATATCCATTCTTTATCTGTGCATTTAACATATCGAGTTCAACTTCAAATACAAGAGAAAAAACATTTTACTTTGGTAATAAATTGGCAGTATTTTATATGACGAGCGGAAACTCGTTTTCTAGTCCACTCAGTTCTGTTCCTTGTCGTTTATCGCAGGGTCAACAAATACCCGGAGTTCCAACTCGACGCTTTAGTCTTAGATTAATCGAAGACGAAGGTAGTGCTGTGGTTGAAGATGTTGGTATTGGTTATGTTGATCTCGACACAGGGATTGTAAAAATTAATAGTGGAATCACAAGAGGACCCTTTACTTTAACTGCAAATCCTTTTGATATAACTTCTGTTTCGGGGGTTCGCCAGGTTATTATAAATCCAATTGCAAATTCAGTAAGACTAGTAAATTCATGAGGGATAAATTTTGTCACTAATTCCGTTTTCAGATGAGGTAAAAAAAGGCTCTAGTCTGGCTTCTAAAAGAGAAGATCAGGCTTTAGTTGAATTGTCCCTTAATAAAGATTTGGATTTAGATAAAGTAATAGAAGAATTTGTTAATTTTATTAGTTCTGACACTTCCGACAATAATAAACCTGTTATACCAGGTCCTTTGGCCGATAATGGCATAGACAATCAGCTCGGTGATTCGGAAGTACCTTCATCTGGTCCAGTATTGGACGCGGATGGAATACCAAATTTATTAACAGACAGTTGTGGTATTGCATATGATGTGAGAAAATTTGTCCCGTTTTGGATGAAGGTTGAAGATCGTAACGAAAAAACTTTGTTTGTTAAATTTTTGCAGTATTACTATAATTGGTTATATTGTGATAAAAATGCTGGGGCAAAGTATAGAGTAGATACAATAGAAAGAATTCAAGATATTGAATTTATGGATCAGACTACTGCTCAACATTTTATCAATACCTTTGTTGACGGATTAGTGAATTTAAATTTAGTTGATGTCAATAGTACCAAGAGATTAATTAAGAATATAAAAGATAAGCTTTATGGAAGAAAAACAACTCCAGAAGCAATATCGAGATTCTTTACGACAATTTTTGATAAAGTAAATGGTGTTCAGGTTCAAGAACCAAAAACTGAGATGATGCGGTTGAATCTTGGTAACATCGCAACCAATACTGGATCTTCTGGTGGATTTTTTGGTTCAGAAGCAAGCGAAAATGCTCTTCTTAACTACGGAAGAATGACTGACAGATTCTTTAATGATTTTACATACACTGTAAATCTTTTGACAGAACAAGCAGAAGATATTCCAGTTTTGGCTGATTATGAAGTTTCTTATAATAATATTCTACACCCAATAGGCACCAGAGTATTTTTCCAAACAACAATAGATGACTATAATCCTGCCGTGGTGGGATCTACCTTCGATGGACTAGATCCTCGATTCTTCGAAAACCCACAGATAGGTAATTATGTTGTATTTTCAATGGAAAATATAATTGGATTTGATGCAATAGCCGGATGTTCTGGATCTCCCAGCTCCGATGCAATTTCTGGTAATACATATAATATGCCCTCGTTTGTACACCCAAACTGGGCTAGTGGTGTAAGCGGTGAAACTCCGATTGGTGATTTGAAGGTTTTTGATATGTTATTTTTACCCCTAAATATAGATGGTGTAACTAATCCGAATTTAGGTATAACTAGTTGTGATAATCTGTGTGCTGCTGATGGTAACTGTACTTAATAGGAAAGAAGAATGGCTGTAACTAAAAACAACATTTCACCAATAGGACTGGGTGCCAACAACGCACACCAATTCGTGAAGTCTATCCAAAAAGGGGATAGATCTTTGTCATTATTTCTGGGTTCACCTGAACCAACAGGAAGAGCTGGTACTCTGAACACAGCAAAAGATCAGATTGATGCAGGAAGTGATGCAACACTATATTCAAAAATATCGGCCGACGATGTTAAGGTTGTAGCAAGAAGAGTAAAATGGGCACAAGGATCACCATATTATGCATGGAATCCAGAAGACTCCAACACAGGAAAAAATTATTATCTAATTACACCAAATGGAAGCACTTATTTGGTTCTAGGTAATAATCCACTAAACAATAAACAGTTCAACGGGACACCCCTACAACCAGTTGCAAATGTTATGCCAACACACCAATCTGGTATTGTCACAGAAAAGGATGGTTACTCATATCTGTTTCTTTTCAGAGAAGATTTGGGTCAAAAGAATTCAGTAAACTTTGACAAATGGATCGCAGTCCCCGATCCATTTGATTTTTCTGATATAAAAACAAAAACGGGTTCTCTCACCACGAAAGCTCTGCAAATTTGCCCTACTGGTGCTGGACAAACTGGATCTTGTTGTTTATATGCAAGAGAAGGTGGATTCTCACAATCTAAAGGTGCCACTTTTGGAAAGAGCGACCTTGTTATGTCATTCTCTTGCACAACATGTATGGATTGTGACACTATCGCAAATTCTTTAGATTTAGAAAGTACCTTTACCGAAAAATTAGGACCTGGCGGATCTACATGTTCTTCTTGTCCTAATTGTGATCCAACCAAGTCAACAAAGACAGACATAGAAAAACTAGCAGAGAACATATTCTCATATAATCCAAATTCAACTGCATCTAGTTTAATAAACACTCGAACTGCTGGTGGCAGAATCATTTCTTGTGAAATTGATTTGTCTGGTTTGACGGATATACAGAAAAGAATTAATGTATCGAATCCGGTAATTCCTTTGCTCTCATCGTCCGGTTCCAATGCAACAATAAGATTGTTGACAGAAAGAACAAACGATGCAAGTTTAAGCAAAGATCAACAGAGATATCTCATAACTGGTATAAAAATAGAAAACAATGGATCAGGTTATAGTGACTTTACAGTTGATCTATCAGATGTTTCTGGTGTTAATGATAAAACTGTGTTGGAAAATGTAATTACACTTGGAATGGAGCCGATTGGTGGATTTAATTTGAGACAAGTTCTAGAGGCAACTAGAGTTTCTGTTACGGCTTCTCTTGATTATACCGACATAGCAAACAGCACAGATCAGACAGAGTTTTATAAGTTTGGTTTGATAGAGGGTGCTCAAAAATTAGATGGCACAGTGTTATTTTCTGATAAAAATGTTTCAGAAAAATCTGTCGTTGCTTCTACAACTAAATTTACCGCAATTGCATCGACAGAACCAGATGCACCGGCACTTTCTGTGGTAGCCAAGGCTACATTGTTTTCTGTGGGAAGATCATTGAAACCAAAAAAAGCACAATCTGCTGCAAGAGATAAAATTGTTGCCTCCACACAAACAAGTTCTTCTGTAGTTAGTATAGAGTTGGCGACTGCAAAGCCAGAAAACTTTAAATCTGGAACAACACTGACTTTGGGTGGTAGTGATTACATTATAACGAACGTGACACAGACACCCGAGATAAAAGCGAATACAGGTAAGAACCTACATACAGGAGCAACTAAAGTTGTGATTCCATCTTCTACTGAATTGTCTTCAAAGGGAGTTATGTCAGAGAGTGGAAGAAAATTTAGAGCTAACATCGTACTTAACATGGCGGGGAGCTGAGGTAATATATGGCAGAACGATCTTTAATTCCATTCGGTAAAGCACAGGCTGGGGGACAATTCTCATTCCCTCTTAGCAGTTTTCCCTATTATGCCAGAACAGTTAACCAAGAATTGCAGGCAACAGGTCTTCCTAAAAATTACACATTCACTGGGTTCGTTCCCGGATATCCTTTGCAAGCTTCTGAATTGAATGAAGTTCAGGAAAGATTTTTTCTTAATCAAACCTTAACAACAACAATGATGAGTAACTGGGGTGGTCTAGTAGCTCCAGACGCAGATGTATCTGGACCGGGTTGGGGTGATGTTACCGCTCCTGGCGCATGTCCGGTTTCTCCCACGGTGGGTGTCCGTGGAAGTTGGTCTTCCGGCGGGAGCCTGATTGAAGTTGATCCGGGTTGGTTCTTAGTAACTTTACCTGACGATGTTGGTGGTGGTCTCAAGCAGTGGGTATATTTTGAAGGTGATGGAGACTTTGGTACTTACAGGTTTGAGGGAGTTTCCAATGGCAGTGCTGTTGGTTTCCAGATTAGTAAAAAATATTTTCTTGCAAATGAAAATGTAGAGGGGTTTGAGTTTGATCCCGATCTTGCAGATAACTCCAGTTTAGAAGGAACACCACCACTTGGCGCTGTTAGAGTGAAACTAGTTCTGACTCCCGTCATTTTTGGTTCGAGTAATGGTGGGGCAACTCCCGTCAACCCCGATAGAACCAGAGTCTCTGCAATTGCCAGCCCTCGGGCTGATCAGACGATAAGATTTATTAATAATTACTTGGTTGATACCGCATGATAGGCTTTAGTAAGGGAACACACAGATGACGATTGAAAATGATAATTTTCAAAGAATAGAAGAGTTAGCCAGTAATACTACTTTCTATGATTGGGTTCAAAAAGAGAACGCTGAAATTATTACTAAGCTAAACAGTATGCATTTATATAACATTGCCGGTACTGGTGATGGTATAGATGTTGTTCTTGGTGCCACTACAAACGCAATAACCGCAGGTCATATCAAGCTTAAACTGGCATCCAGTGTTCCTACCCATACCGTTGCCGGTGATCTAACTGTAACTGGAGAGTTGAATTTTTCTGGATCAAGCGATGAAAATACAGGCGGACTCAGAGTTCCGGCCACTGTTTTTAGATATCTTGGAACTGGTGGAGAGACTACAGGAGTCACTGTCGGAACTTTCGTTAGACTGGATAGCAATCACGGAACACTGTCATCCTCAAGTGAAGCAGGATTAACCTACGCTTGTGCGGACAGTGGTTTCCGGGCGGAAATGATAGGTATGGTTACTGGCATATCTTCTTCGCCCCCGACCGGAGGAGCGTGTGGTGGCATTTCTATCATTGACATCACAACATCCGGTTATGTTACCGGCCTGACAAATACATTCATGCAATCTCAAGTTGGTCCGAGTGGATTGACAACAGGGCAGGTATATTTCTTAAACCCATCTACTCATTACATGGGCGGAATAACCACAGAAGAACCACAAATAACAGGTTTAGTATCGAAGCCAGTTCTGCTAGGAATCACAGGAAACCAAGGACTACTTCTGCAATATAGAGGTCAATTACTAAGTGGTAAGACTGGATCTACCGGCGGAGATTTGAGATCTAGAATAATGCCGAACGTTGGAGATAACTCTCCATATAGTCTTGGTGATATCGTTCGATTTAACAGCACAGACGGATTTACTTTTGGTAGTAATCTTACACAAGACTTTGCAGATCAAACACTAGGAATTGTAACCAAAAAAATCGAGAGTCAGTATCTTGAAATTACCACGCACGGAATTATTGGTGACAGTAATGTTACTGGTAATATAGCTCCGGGAATTAATTACTTAACAGAAGGTGGTAACCTAACCAACGCAATTCCGGGTAATGTATTAAAACCAGTTCTAATTAGGACTCCAAATGAAATAGTTCTTGTCCATGCACCAGGCGCAGGTGGTGCTGTTAGTGGACTTAGATCTGGTGAATCTGGAGGAACTAATAGACAGTTCAATAGTACAGAACCAAATCCCAATGTGGAAGGTTCCGAATTAATAAATGGTTCTTTCGAAATTTGGCAAAGAGATATTGGAATAACCGCAGACTTTACCGGCACTGGTGATACTTATTCTGCTGATCGTTGGTATCGTTACTACATTCGCAACTACACTGGAGTCGGGGCTGGTGTTTCCGCTGCGAAAATAAGAAGAATGGATTTTGATGCTGGACAACAAGATGTTTTAGGAAGTCCCAATTTCTATACAGAATTGTCACACACTCTAGCATCCGGATTCTCCTTTGGTAATTCGGGAGACTTTGCTGGGTTTGAAAACAGAATAGAGGGGGCAGACAGTTATGTCGGACAAGACATTACAATTTCTGGATACCTCAGAGGTGCAACTAAAGATGTAGTAGATCTTTATCTCAAGAGATACTATGATGGAACGACTTATGATTATTATAAAATCAGTCAACTTCAGTTGGGAACTAAATTTAGTCAGTTCGCTCTGAGGTTTGCTGTTCCACCAGTCCCATCGGGTAAAACTGTATCGAGGGCAGATGGATTCTTGGGACTCGGACTCAAGTTAAATCATCTAACATCTGGTGCTACTTTAGATTTGGCGCAGTGGAGATTATACAAAGGCTTTGTAGATCCTCTACCAGAAATAGAAAAAATCACGGAAGAGTTTTCTCAGAGAGAACTGGCTAGGTGTTCTAGGTATTATCAGAGAAGTTATGATAGATCTACTAGAACTGGATTAGTTACCATGTTCAATGAAGTTTTAGCAGATTTTGAACCTGTTAGATTTACGACTTCACCCACGCTCTCGTTTTATTATGATTTCCCAGTCAAAATGAGAGAAGCACCAACAGTAAGTCTTTATTCTCCAAGTTCAGGAAAAGTAGCAGATGGATACAATCAATCTGCACAGAGAGATTTGACTAAAACAAGTGGGACTGTTGGGTATAATAGTGCTTTGCGAACTGCTGCTGCTGGTGTTGTTCCAATAACCGCGTCTACTGTTAGACCAGGTGGAATAAGAATATTCTGCAACGCTGGTGCAGTGGCATTTGATGATATCTTTGTTCACTACGTTGCAGATTCGGATTTCTAAGAAGGAATAAAAAATGCCCAGTTATAGTTCATCAAACATTGATTCAATTAGAAGTGTCGCTAACCTTAATACAGTTGGTGCTCGATTACTCACCACCATCTCTAGGGATGCTGATGAATATTCTGTAGAAAATGGATTAAGTGCTGGCCATGTAGTTCGTTACGATCCGGGATTGAACAGGTATGTGACATCTCTCGCAAATGATCCTGCCAATGCCGAAGTTTTTGGTGTAGTAGAGAGTATTACTGGATCTAATCTTAATGTTGTTCTTTATGGAATGATAAATTATCCAGATACAGGTCCAATCACACTCAGACAAGAAAAAGATGAAGACGGTGTGACTGGCGGTGCGGGTGGAGAAGATGTTTACTTCCTGTCGGGAAATACTAGCGGTGTATTGCAGGCTCTTGCACCAAACAATCCGGGATATGTTGTAAAACCAGTTATACAAAAAATTAAAACTCCAGGCTTTAATGCACAAGTTTTAAACTATGTTGGTTACATTATCGGTGGAGAGGAAATTTCAAGTGAAGTTGGAACAGAGCCTCCTGGCGCGTTGATTTATTCAATAACAGAATCTGATTCTTACAATTGGAAAAGATGTGACAGACCTCTGACCTTTACAATTTTAGATTACAAAGATTTATATGGTGCATTGAATTCATCGGCATCTCTTTCATCTTTGGACGAAAGAATTTATGTCAATACACCGCCAGATCCGGGTTTAATCGGAAGTTCTGCAATCCAGCAAACAAATGGAAGAATAACTTGGAGTGGTCAAGTTGTTGGAGCAAACACCGTAGATAATTATTTTGATGTAAGAAAATCTAGTGATGGGTCAGGAAAAATTACTGGATTGGCTGATTCCTCCGGTAAAATTACTATTGCATCAGGAACTTGGACAATATCATCCAATACACATTATGCGTTTACAACACCCATATTTTCAAGAAAAACAGAGACAGTCATCGTTGGTCAGAACACTCAAAGACAAATTGAGTTATATCCCTATATCAAAGTAAGTTCTACCAGCGCAGTTTCAATTCCATCTAGTGTTACTATAGAAAACCTAACCGTCACTGACACTGCGACCATATATAATCAGAGTAAGACAGGATCTCCTGTCGATTTGTATGACAAACTTACTGCATTAGATACACATAAAGCTACTGTAGAGAGCACTTTAAATCTAACTTAATCTGGAAGGTGACGCAGTGGCAAGACAAGGTACTTATGGAAGCAGTGCAGTAAGCTTCATCCACGCCGGTCAGTCCGGTGGATCTACAGGTCCAATTGGACTGTCAGGTCCTAGTGGTCCCAAAGGACATACTGGACCGCTTTCATATGGACTCAGTGGTGGCACTGGAAACGAACTACTAGGATTTACCTTAGCAGGATCTACACTAGAACAGGGATTTAGCTCTGGTGTTGTGTTGTACGCAGACGGGGCGCTTGTAGGTTATACAGGTCCGTCCTTCCAGTTCATAACAGGAACCGCCGAAGGATCGACTGGTATTGGTTTGTATGATGGTGTTTGTGGAGATCAACTCCAAGGAATTTCAGTTAGACCTATAACTGCTACTGGATTTGGTTTAAATGTCTTCGAGACTATTGATGGAAATGAAATTGTAATAGACTATAATGTTGGTTTCGTTGGTAGCATAGAACTAGATGAAGCAGCAACTAAAAATGATATTATAAGATCATTTATACCAGAGGGAGTCAGCGGTCCTTTTAAGCTTGGTCCGGCTGCAACTGGCGATAGAATAAAATACGATCCTATAGAAGAAACTCTAGAATCTGCGATATCAAGGTATGCAGAAAGATTTAAGATCATAGGAACAAGTTCCAATAACTACACGTTATTAGAAGACTTTTTTACTTGGCGAGTTGATATAGATCCAAGAGAAGCAGATTTCTTTATAGTAGAAGCAACCACAGTACCTACTGGAAGGCGTGTAGTTTTTAACATATTACCTCCAGAAGATTCTGATAAAGGTCATGCAATTAGTATATTCATGAAAAGGCACCATAATCCTTTCAATGATTCATATCAGAGATTTGGAACAAACGTTGTATTTCCGTACAATAGAGTCCCATGTTTTTCTTTAGATGATAATAACATTGGTGTGGAACAACTTTACAATTTCTTTTGGGTTGATGGTCTTTGGTATGGAAACCTAGTATCTCAAGGTCCAGTTTCTATTGGTGGTGTTACTCTAGATGGTCTATCTGTATCAGACTCACTGGTATTTTCATGTAACCCAAATCAAGATGATCCGCTGTTTAGAAATTTTGAAGGTTCATTTGAAGATGTAACTGGTGTCGGGGCATGTTGTAGTGCATCAGGAACTTGTGATCTTAGAACAATAGATGGTTGTACGAATGGTTATTTTCAGGGAGTTGGCTCTACTTGTGATACTTGTATTGCCGGTGGGACTTTTGGTGGAACAGGATCTACTTGTGACATCTGTAATGTAAAAGGTCCATGTTGTATAAAAAACACCGACTTTGGGAATATACAATGCCAGCAAATGACTGCATATGAATGTTTATCATTAGGTTTGGAAGAAAATATAGAAACCATTTTTGGTGGTAATGATATATCTTGTGTGGATATTAGTTGCAATTCTGCTTTTGGAGATCTCGGAGCATGTTGTAATGGTGTTGGTGATTGTGAACTAAAAACACACTATGATTGTGTAGAGTCGGGTGGATTTTTCCACGGACTCGGGGTTCAATGTATTGACGAAAACGGAGAGAATCGCTGTTATGGGGGAACCGGGGCTTGCTGCCGATCATCAGGAGATTGTGATAGCGGAATCTCAGGAGATTCTTGTATCGCAACAGGTGGATACTACGCAGGAAAAGGAACCACATGTTCTCAAGTAAACTGCACAAATAAAGCAACAAGTAGTTGCTCTGGTATAATTGGTTCACAGCAAATAAAACCAGGCGATGAATTTGCCGGAGGTGTGGTTGTTGGATTATACAACCCATATGGATCTAAACTTCTTGGTGCGAGACATGCATTTAGTCCGGGAAACACCATGAGTTTGATTGATGGAAATATGAGAAACTCTGAATACTATTACAGTTCATATGACTATAATGGATATGGTATAAGTGGTGGAACTGCTAGTAATTGCAACCCTTTCTTTAGAACAGATTTGCCTGTTGCAGGAGAACCACTGCCAGATTCATATCTTCTCATAGTTTCCAAAGAACCGATTGCAATTTCTGGCTCAACTCTGTCAGACTACGGTAGTCCTTTTACGCAAGAAGAGTTTGTTTGGGGTAACTCTGGGTGTGCCTGGGGTCCACTGTACGATGAAATAAACGGAAAATATAATGACTTACCAAACTACGAAAGTTATATTGGTAATGAGGGTTATTGGTATGATTCCAAGTATTCGAAGTCACTCAATAACCTAAACAGCAATACTTTTGTTTCGTGTGAAAAAGCAAGAGGAACTAGGACAGATCCTCAGTTGTGGGCTGCAACACATCCAAAGCAAGCCAATAATGGATATTGGAGAAGAAATTGGGGACTGTTAAATACAATACGACTAGTTTCCGCTGATAACTATAGTGATGGCAAGTTCGATGTTAGATTTGATCAGAGTTTGTTTGGTCCAACCGCAGGTGAGATGACATCTTTTAGAGCTGCTAGATTATTATCTGACGGGTTAACTTCTGACGGACAAACAGGAGAAAACCCAGCAGCAGTATCGAACTGGTATTTACCCAGTCATGATGAGATGGCGTTTATTGCTGCAAACTGTACCAGTGATGATGACTACTACAACTTTAACTTAAATGTAAAACTACTAGAACATGAAGGTGTTCCAGTTGATGGTTGGCACTGGACATCAACTGGAGCCTTTAATGAATATGCTGGATCAACTTTAGGATCCGGTGTGAGTGGTGAGGGTGTAGTTCTGGGTGATGGAAGTATTATATCTGGATCCGAAGCTTGGGCAATGCACTTCAATCCTAATGGAGATGTTACTCAATTCTTTACATATAAAGCAAATCGTTTAGAAAATAAATACAAAGTAAGACCAGTTCGTTTGATTAGATGTGATTCAAAATATCTATCCGGCGATGATTCACTTTGGAGAGTTCCAAAGGTTATAAGGGATAGTTAATGCCTGGAAGTAGTAGACATATCATAGTGGCACCGGGTCCTGTTGGACCTACTGGACCTACCGGAGCAAAGGGAGCAACTGGAACTACTGGTGGCTATACTCTAGGAAGTAGGGGTAATACTGGTGCTGGGATATCTAACATAGTTGGAGTGTCAGCTTCCGGAATTAAGATCAGTCTTACTGATGGTAAAGAGTTTACCATTGATAATATAATCGGAGCTACAGGTGATATTTTACCCGAAGGCATTTTTATCGCTGCTCCTGTTTATGGTGGTACTTATAACAGCATACTAAAATCAGTAGATGGAAACACTGCAACATTCAAACGATTAAGAATTTCTGGTAGTGATATAATCGCACATCCAATTCATGGTTCAAATGGAACCGATGAAATAGTTCTTAGTGGTAAAACATATGATGTTGGGAAAATTGGAAACACTGGAGAAATTGTTTTCTTCACTAGAGATGGACGAACTGGTGGCAAGGGAGCAAGAGGTTTAACTTATGATCCCACTCCTGTTGCAAACACCGGAAGTTCTGGATCTGTTGGGTTTACTTTTAAGATAGTGAGAGAAAGTTTTTCTTCAATTGATGCCGGACAGGTTCCCGGCAGTCAGCCCTCGTTGGTGAACTGGAATGTACAGGATTTAACACCGGGTGTTAGTGGGGCTAGTGGAAGTGAAAAAATTCATGGAACACACAATTTCTTTGGCGGTGGAGATCCACTAGAAACAGTGGCAGGTGTATGCTTTGGTGTTTATCTACCAATGTCAAATATACTAAATCAGTCTGGTTTAACTAAAGATCAAATACAGGCACAGTTTAAATTCAGAGATAGAACAGTTGGAACAAAGAAGATAAAAACACCATCCCAAAAGTTGGGGGCGTTGTTTGAGAATACAATAGGATCTTGTTGTTATTGTTCCAGAGAATCTGGAGACTTTACTACAACTTGTGATGATTATATTACAAAAGCTTTTTGTGATGCAATCGAAGGTGTGTTTGATACAGTAACATGTTTAGACAGACAAGAAGGTCCAAACTGCTTTGTTGAAGGTTCTTGTTGTGTAAATGATGGATGTGTAAGAAGCACAAAAGAAAAGTGTGATGAAATCGGTGGATTATTTGCAGATAAAACCTGTGCAGAAATACAAGAATCTGGTGGTTGTCCAAACAAATGTCCGGGTGATGGAGCCTGTTGTAAAGACGGGGTTTGTCTATCAGTCGATGCTGAATTTTGTGATCTAATTGATGGTGTATTCTTTGAGGGTAGATCATGTGATGAGACCGCTCCCAATTGGGTAAATTGTTGTACCGAAGGATATTTCGGTGCGTGTTGTAGAGGTGAAATCTGCACACAAGACTCTGCTTTTGGTTGTGCTGTGAATAAAGATATTGATAATGATGGTGACACAGAGTCTGGAGTTTTTCATGGAATCGGAACACAATGCGATTTTCCTGATGAACCAAATTATGTGGAGTGTTGCAGACCTCCCATCTCCGAACAAGGAGAAGATTCTTGTCAACTGAACACTCAACCATGTGTGGATGGTATTCGAGTTGGTGATGAATTTGGTGGAGGTATTTTTGTAGGTTACATTGGAGAACCATCAACTTGTACTACTGTAAATAATCCAGACTTGGCAAAAGGACCCCCCATATACTGCATGGAAACACACACTGGTGCAAATGAAGATGGTTCTAACTTAATCCAGAAATATTGTCAAGCAAATGGTTCGTTGTTTCCTGGCACACCAAGAAGTTATGTCTCCTCTGTTGGACCAAGAACAGAAAACCAACAGACTTGTCCCTGTGATCACACGTCTCCACTTAAAATCTACTTTAAAGATTTTTACGAGAATACATGGAACGCACAAGAACAAGGACACATAAGTAAAACTTTCATAAACCATGGAAGAGATCAATTTGGAAATCCTTTACCTAGATTATGTGATTACGGTTCTGCTTCATTGAACGATAAAATGGAAGAGGCCAATGTTGTAGATGAGGGTGGCTCAATAATGTACTCTTACTTTGCCTCTAGGTATTATGGCACAGCTACGATTCATCGTCGATGGGCTTTAGTTACTGCCAAAGAAGATCTATCCGTAGGAAATAGCAACAACTACGACATGACATGGGGTATGAATAAAGGATTTGAACAAGGTGAGACTTCATACGCTACATCTGTAATAGATGGATTATTGAATACCAGACTTTATGATGATACCAGTAAAGACACACATATTTGGAATCTTGGTCCTAGTTTAGGGGATGATTTTGATTATACAAGATGGAAGCATGGTATAGAAACATCTTCAAATTGGTATCCTCTCATCGAATTGTTTGACTTTGATAATGAAGCCGCACTCAGAGATGCAGTTGAAACTAATTTTGATCTTTACTATGCCATAATGTGGGATATACAAAACACAAATGGTGACGCAACTTACGAGATTTCTTCTTTTAACAGAAGCAACAATACTGGTTTTACCGATTGGTATATTCCTAGTGCAGTTGAGATGAACTATATGACTGGGAAAAATTCTCAGATGCAGAGTTCGACTACAGGATACATTCCTATGACTGGACGATATTGGACATCTACTTCCGGATCGAAATTTTTGCCAAGCACTGGTAACTACGAAACTTCTGATCCTAATTTAAGAACATCAGAAATAACTGGTAGGCAGTTTGAAGCTTCTCAGGGACATCGAATGTATGCACAAAGTGTACCCGATGGTAATATGATCAGTTCATACAGGAAAGATGTAAACGATAAAAATAAACTGCGACCCGTGAGAAGAATTCCCATATATACAATAAGCGTGAGTTGTGCCAACAGTTCCCCTGCATATCCAGTCTTGGGTGGTTGTAATTCATGTAGTCCATGTGACTGTAATTCATAAAGAGATTCTATATGTCAAGATTCATCGGAAGTAGCCACATAAAACCAAAGGGACCTAGAGGTCCGCAGGGTCCAAGAGGAATAACCGGCACCACTGGGCCAGAGTTAGCAACTCCTGGCACTACTTGGTCTGGTCCATCAGGTGGAACTGGTGCATATATCACTCGAATAGAAAGATATGATGATCACTTAGATTTCCATATCAGTGATGAAAATGTATTTACCGTTATAGGTTTAACTGGAAATACTGGAACTTATCACCTTGGAGCAGGTTCGACTGTCGATGCAGGTCAATATGATTTGTTTAAAGGTGTTGACGGTGGAAAGACATTTGAATTCACATCAATAGGTGGTGATGGTTCACTTTATGTTTCTGTTGGTCTATTCAATTCTGTTTTCATAACTGGTGGCTACAATCCAGAAGAGTTTACTGGTGCGAGTGTAGATGTCGGAATGACAGGTAGTCACTTACTTTATCTTAGCGAGCCAGATAGAGTTTCTGAACTTCATGGTGTCACAATAGACGATGAAATTTTATTCTTCAACTCCATTTTAAGTAAGGCACAATTTCCAGACGAAGTTGATGCTGCTCCAGCCGCTAACGTAAAACTTGTTACTGATACAAAGGACTTTACTTATACAGTCGGTCCAATTCTACAAGATGAAATTACAGGAGTAACTGGGGATGACGATCTTGGTGGAGAAACATCAGACAGCGGAATTCTGATTGATGTCGATAGAGGTGCATTGGTTGTAATCAATACCCCAATTGGTATCAAGGGATTCACCGGAGACTTCAACGCAAAACCAGAACTACGATCGTTTACTGCGGTTGTTAAAGGTGATGGATTTTGGAAGTTCCCAGACAATGTTTACTTTGAATCATTAAACAAGTTCTTCAGTTGTGGTACTGATATCTGTAACTTCTATAGTCACGACAATGGTTTCTCTTGGAGAGTTGTTTTTGCTGCAAGAGGTTACAATGTAGATTCATGTCAATCTGGTGGAGCATACGGATCCTGTTGTTATCAAGATCCAATCAATGAAACATTCAAATGTAAAGATTATGTAACACAATCTTTCTGTGATAATTTGTATGGTGTTTTTGATATAAACAACTCATGTCAAAATAACTGTGGCATCACCGCCGGAGTTTGTTGTTCTGAGGGTATTTGTTTATCTGAGATGAGTAAAGCAGAATGTGATTACTATAATGCAACTTACTGGGAAGGTGTAACCTGTAATTCATATGATTCAAGTCCAGAGGGTGATAACTCAATAAGATTTTGTAATGATCCATGTCAACCACAATGGGCCTGTTGTAAAGATGGTATCTGTATTGGTAATTACAGTAGAATACAGTGCGAAGAAATTTTAGAAGGTACTTCCATAAATCCAAACGATCCCGCATATGGCGGTGGAACGGCAGGATGTGGATATATCGATTGTTGTGATTATATTCCATACATTGGTGCATGTTGCACTGAAGATACTTGCCTGAGTGATGTTACAGTCCAAGATTGTAAGCGAGTCGGTGGCGTATTTATGGGACAAGACGTTAGATGTCAAGATATTGATTGTTGTATTGTCGATGACGACGAACCAGTTGGTAAGTGTTGTACTTGTTTACAAAATTGCAATTCTGGTGATACCGACTCAGAATACAAATGTGAAGATTTTATAACACAAACTAATTGTGTAGATGGTGGTGGAATATTCACACCACAAACAATTTGCACCGGAGAAGATGATTGTCCTACTGTGCCTCCTCCAGATATAGGAGCTTGTTGTTATCTACCAGATCCAGCAAACCCAGATGAAACTGCATGTGTAAACGTAACAGCCGAAGATTGCACTCGTCTTGGTGGATTAGAATTTTTCCCAGATGAACAGTGTTCAGAGGTTGATTGTGATACGGATCCACCAGATCCAGATCCAATGGTTCCTTGCTGTATGCTCTGCGGTTACAGAGACAGTGAGTTATGTGAAGAAAATCCAGGTCTTCCCGGCTGTTGTCTAGCAGAAGAAAGAGGAATCCAGAGATCATCTCGGGGTAGAGCAGGACAGTTTGATGCCAATACCATCCCGTCATGTTCGGCTGATTCCGATTGCGGAAGTGCTCATATATGTGTTAATGGTGTGTGTCGTCCTTCCTTGTATAGTAAGGAATTCTTCGAGAGAGATCCAGAGGCCCTTCGAAACGCTGATTTAGAAGATCCAGACTGGGAGACTGGAGGCAATTCGGATGGTCCTTGCTGTTGTGGAGGCGAAGCTCCTAGCTTCTGTCGAAGTTGTAATGACGATCCGCTTGGCACCGATTGTCCACCGCCACCCAAAGCAAATCCATGTAACCCAGATGGAGATGAAGGATCATATTACGTTGCGTGCTGTATAAATGGCAATTGCCAACCAGTATGCGATGCGAATCACTGCGAGGTGTGCCTTGGTGGTGAAGTAAGGGGAACAATACCCGGAGGTATCCTCGAAGGTCCTCAGTTTAGCTGTTGTAGAGGTGGTGTTGGTAGCTGCGTGCCGGTATGGACAAAGGAATGTTGTTCCGCCGACTGCGGAGGTGGTTCTCCACCTTGCGCCAGCTCATTTACGTGCGATACCGGAAACTGTAGTTGTGCAGACGCTCCTGACTGCACAGACGGAGAATGTGGACGAATCGACAGTGATTGTAATAGAACAGGAAATCCCTGCGGAGACGCGCTACAATGTAATCTTGGTTGGGAAAACCCAGATGATAACTGTGGTATTTGTAGTCGTATTCAGAGCGGCTTTGTGACCGAACCAACTTCTCGAACAGAATGTTTCTATAGTACAGGAACCAGAGGAGTGCCAAAATCATTATGTGATCAACTTGGCACTCCTGAAGCCGCTCAGAATGACTTTGGTTCTGTGTTTACTCCTGTCGTGGAAAATTGTAGTTGTTACTCAGAAGCAGATAAAGATAGAATTATAAGTCGAGAAGTATTTGCACAAATTGAAACGAACCAGACTGGTTCGATTGTTGACAACCCATGCTCAGAGGAAGTCGAGTTCTGTTCTGGAAGAATCGGAAAACTGTGTACTATTACAGACGAAGATGTTTACCCATGTAGTGATGGATACTGTTGTCTCGGTTGGGATAACTGTATAAAC